CCATAAGGGCCACCCATATTTTCAAATTCTTCCATTGCCTTTTCTTCGGCAACTTCTTCGGAATGTCCTTCTTCAAGATATTTCTCAAAGAGACTTTCTATCAAGATTTCATTATGTAAACAACTCATCGAATCCTCTCTTTCATTCTATATACAATATAACATACTCAAAGAGGATTGTCAAGAGTTTTTTAGCCATTTGCAGGGCCTGGAGTTTGAGGATAAACTACTTCTTCTTTCATGAAATTTTCATCCCATTTAAAGGCTTCTCTAACAACATTTGTAGAAAGGCCTTTATATTTTTGATGCAAAACCTTATCTTTTGCAGCAACAATTAGGTCAGCTTCACTTTCATGCAAACCTTCTAATAATTGGACAAACATTGTTTCACGTTTGTTCTGTGTTAAAGTATTGTTGCCACCTTTAATATAATGGTACAACTTTCTAGCTTCATATGAGAGTACATTATGCTCTGTTCCTTCTGGTGCTTCATTTGGTACATAAGGAACTTCCCCTTCTGGTAATAACCATTCTACATTAGGGTCAAATGAAGATTTAATAACCATACGTAAAGAGTCAGAATTATGTTCTCGTAAAATTTGAATCTTTTTATCTTTTGTTTTAGCTTTTGCCACTAAGTCAAGTACTTCAGACAGCAATAAAGTATTTCCAGCCATTTTTAAAATTCTCCTATCGAATCAGTGAGATTGCTTAATCTCTTTTCTATAAAATAATTTAGTAGTTTACTACGATCACCTTCTGGAGCATCTTGATATGCCCTTATACAAGCAATGTATAATTCTGATGGTGTATTATTTAAATCTATTAATTGTTGATTTCTTTGGTAGTTACGTTTAACTTCATCATTGGGAAGTCTTTCAATATTAAATTCATAATCTAAAACATTATTCCATTGAGCCATTTTCTTTTTACCCAATGGACGCTGACGCAATCCTTCTACAAATGTATGGTCTGGTGATAATACATTTGGAATTCCATCACTAGCATCACCTTTAAGGATATGCTCTGTTAAATATGCTTTAGGGTCATGACCATTGACAAATTTTTTAGTAATAGGACTATATTGTGATACATTACTAAATCGGTGTAGTTGTATAAAATCTTTATCACCCGAAAGGATTAGAGTTTTACCGTTGTCAAATTCCAATTCTCCACATAATGCAGCAATAATATCATCTGCTTCTGCACCATAAACCTCTAAATGTTTGTATGGAAAATAGTCTTTAAGTTCTTGTTTAATATCATTGAGGCAATTAAAAATTACATCCCAATCTAGATTTGAATCTTCTCTAGACTTTCTTCTTCCTGCTTTATAATAAGGAAAATGATCACGCCTCCAATAGTGCTTGGAATCATAACATAAAACCAATTCTCCAAATTCTACCTTAAATTTTGTCCTATACATTCTCAAGGAATTAAGTATCATATGACGTACCATACCTTCATCTGGTTTAGTAGCCTTATTCATATTCAGATGCATCATCATACTTGCTAATGATATCTGATTCATATCAACTAAAATCATTATAATTTCTTTCAGTGCTTTTTTTCACTAGGTATAAAGAAAAAAGCATTAAAACTCATGCTTCTCCTTTCCCCTTCACAATAAAATGGATAAACCGAATGATTTAACCATGATGGAAAAATTAACATTTTTCCAACTGTTGGATTGAACATCCATGTATCACTTCGCATATCAGCTTTTTCTCCAAATTTAAAATCAATTAATCCACTAGCAGGGTAATGGTCTTTTAATTCTTGGTTAAAATGATTTTCCATATCATCTGGTACTTTTAAATATATTACACCAGAAAAATCTCCACTGTGAGTATGCCAAGGATTATATTCATGTTTATATTGACTAACTATCCAACTTTGGTTTAAATTTATATTTTTAAGAGTAGGTGCGGCACCACTTTTCATTGTGCTTCCCGTATTGGTCATTTTTTTCCAATTATAATCTCTACCATGCTTACGTATAAAATTTAAATAATCCAAACATGATTGTTTTATAAAAGTTTGGCAATATTTTATTTCATCTTTATCTTTTAATGGTATTTGTACTTCTTTATGTACTTTACCTACCAATTTATGCGACCAATCCCATTTTGCACTTTTTGTTTTACTGTTTAGAACCTCATCTCCAGCTTTATTAATAATATCAATAAAGTCTTGTGGAACATCATTTTCTAATATTACTGGACTAAATGGTTCATGAAATTTTTGGGTCATTATCATCATCCTCTAGTTTTGCTGTTATAAAATCACTCACATCTTCAAGAATTTCCACATTTATTACAGCATCAACATGGGTATCTTCTCCATTTTTTATTTCTGTCATATTTATCAGATTTCCCATTACTTCCTGTAATGGATGAGAGTGGCCCATACTTCTATATATAACTGCTTTGACAGCTTCTATTACAAAACCAATATCCGATAAAAATGTAGAATTATTAACATCAATATTATTTTCTTTCATGGTTTCTATTAATTGTACCATTATTCCTTCAGTAAGATGGTCTGCAAAATTTAATTCTTCTATTAATCTTAATCCATCTATATCTGGAACTTTTATGCTAGAATTAGGCCATGGCCCCTTTATTACTTCTGCGCTTTTTGGTGGTTCTTTTTTCTTGGACATTTATTCCATTATCCTCATTATACATTTCTTTTGTGTATACACAACCCATATCTGGATAGTAGACTCCTACGTTACGTTTTGGAGTCCCATCTGGATAATATGCCAGTGCAATACAACGTCTTTTAACACGATGCTCTTGATACTCTCCATAGAAATCATCTATGTAATCTCCATCACGTAAATACTTTAGAAGATTACGAACATATCCTTCATGATTGCTTTGTTTTGCATAAGCACCTTTAATACCTTGTCTTACAGCTTTACGTTCTGAAGCTGCAAGTTCTTTTTGTGTCTTAATCCATTGTTTAACTTTCTTTGGGTGGGCTGGATGATTATCTGATAAATTACGTAAACTATGATGAACACCTGACATTCCATAATCTGGATTTTTTTCAGCACGTTTTTGTCTTACTTTTTTTAGACGTTCAGCTGCAGCTTGACGTTGTTTTTCTGTCATAGGTTTGCGTGGTTTACGAACCTTCTTCTTAGGTTCTGCCCATCCACTGTTATCAGTGAGTGCCGTAATTTTCTTTCCTCTAGCCATTATATTACCTTTACCATCCAGTTTACGATACCATTTAAAAAGATTGCAACTGCAACCGCATTAACTACAATTAGAGCTCTATCATTCCATATAACTGAAACCCATAACCAACCAGCAATTCCTATAAATTGTAAGAACATATTATATGGGTATAAATCATTTGTTGTTAATATCATTGCAAATATTAAAATTATAGAAGATACCCATTTTAACCACCAACTTAAAGGGTGGTGTTCTTTTTTGGGGGTTAAGGTTTTAGTTGCATTTTCATGCTCTAACAAATCCATTTGTTCCTTTGCTTTCTAGAAACCATGTTCTTCAAGTCTCTTTTTAATTTCCTTCAAGTGCCTTCTACGACCAGCAGCTTTATTTAATCTTCTTTTTTCGCTTCTGGACATAAAAAATTCTCTTTTCCTCAACTCATTAAACATACCTTCTTGTTGGAGTTTCTTTTTAAGAATACGCAATGCTCCATCAACATTATTATTACGAACTTCAATCTTCATAATACTTTTTTAAAACCTCAATCTTATCTTCTGCTTCAGCCATAAGTGAAACCTGTTCATCAACTGCTGAAACAATATCAGAATGTTCTCCAATTCCAACAGGATTTTTCATATAAATGTCAATATTTGTTTTTGCTTTAGCAACATCAGCCTCATACATTTTAATTAATGTGTCTTTCATTCCTTTCTCCTAATTTAGTTTAGCCAACGTCATGGCTATATTATCGGGATGCATAACTTGATAAGGACTAAGTAATACATTTACATAGTCTATCGCCTCTTCTAAATCCCAAAATAGAGCACCTGACATATCCATAAGTGGATGGTCATGTACTCTAACATCATCAGATACAATCACCACTGGTTTTTGCATACTATATCCCCAAGCAATCTCAAATGTCGTACCATAAGAAGGTCTACGAGCATTAATCTCTTTAGGAAGATATGCAAAAATTAAATCACATTGTCTTGTATCCATATAATTCTTCATAATAATTCGTTTACGTGCTTCTGGATCATCAGCATCCCTTTCTGCACGATAGGGACTTACACCTGTAATGTGGTCAGTAAATCCTATATAGCATTTCTCTCTCCACAAATTAATTTCACTACTACTGCATCCCTCAATAGGGCCTGCAAGATAAACAAACTTTCTCATTGATATAATTCCTTTAACACCCATTCATTATTATGTTTACAAGCATTACCTTTAACATTTTTTTGTGATTGTCCTACTTGTATAGTTGTTTCAAAATCTCTACAATTTCCATTTGTAGTAATTGGTTTGGCAGTAACCCTAACTTGTTTATTTGGATTCGACCAAGAAGATACTTGCCCATTTGTATTATAATTCAAAGAATTTTTTAATAATAATGTAGCATGAATTTGATCTATTTTATCCAAAGTTGCACCTACTTCATGTCCAATAATAAGACCCCCAACTGCAAGAGCAGCTATAGTAAGAGGGTCTTTACCTCTACCAATTGCAGTACCAAGAATAGTACCACCGATTGCCCCTATTCTAGCTTTAGTAAAAGCAGATTGTTGAGGAGCACGATATCCTTTGCCTGGAATATAATAATCTTTCTCTGTACATCCAATTATAGGACTACAACCAAGTGAGGGATTGATGCCCGAAGGCATCAAACATCCACTTAGAGAGAGGATTATTAAAGAACTAAGTGCCAGTCTCATTGTCACTATCTTTCCGAATTACCTTTTCCAGATTTTTAAGTGACTGAGCTTCTTCTTTTTCCTCAGTTTTGTTAACTTCCTTTTCAAGCTCTTTCCATGCTTGAGTAGAACGGAGTCTAGAATATACCATACGGTCTTTTCGCAACCTATTCATGATAATTTTAGATGCTTCCTTGTCCGAATATTCCAAAAGAACAAAAGCACGATATTGTGTTCCGGCAGGGAAAACATCAACTTCTTTAGGATTATACCCTGCAACATCAACATTTGCAATGACGTTCTTTGCAACTTTTTCAATTTCTGTCATTACATTTGCATCAACATCAGTTGAACCTATTTTTGCCATCCAAGACTTTGTTAAAGCTTTCAGTTTACCATTAATACGGTCTGCAAGAACAACCTTTGCATTAAGAGTTGCAATGTCAACTGCAAATTGTAAATCTGGTGCGGTTGCACTACCTACAGTAAAGATTGAGCCTTTCTTCTCTGGCATTTCCTTATACCATTTAGGAATAGCAGAAACTGCAGCTTCAACTTTTGCAGTTTTATATTTAACCTCTGGAGTTTCTACCAAGGGTGTAGGGGAACTTGCACAACCAGCAAGAACCAGAGCAAGTGTAGAAACACTTGCCATCAATTTGGTGTTCATTATTTAATCTCCTTCAATGTTTTCACCACACTATCTCTAGCACCACCTGGCTCTAGAAACTTATATTTGACTATAGGCCCAACACTTGGGTAATATACACAAATGATAAAACCTACAACCATACCTATAATAAATTTAAACATTATTCAGATTTTTCAACCTTAGTTGGTTTAGTTGTATCTGGTGTACCCATATCAACAACTGATTGACCAAGCTCCATAATGTCTTTTCCAACTCCTTGAACAGTTTGACCACAAGCAGCCAGTCCTAAAGCAAGAACCATTATCATAATATATTTCATTTTTCACAAGTCTCCATAAATTTAACTTTACCAATACTGGTATTCATGTATATCACTTTACACCCATGACGCACTTTTGTCAAGTTACATTTTAAATTTTTTTCACTTTTTAATGTTTCGGGTATAACTTCACGCATAACTTTTTTCTTTGCTCGATCTTCTGCATGGCCACAAGCATCCATTTGAGACATATCAGGCCCAAACATATATTCACCTTTCGATGGATGCCATTTACCATCTACTCTAGCTTCAATAGAAACAACACATTTTCTTATATCTTTAATTTTTGGATTTTTTTGTATTTTTTTAGATATAAGTTTAACACTTTCTATCTTACCTTGATAAACAATTGTATTGTTAACCTTATAATCACAAGGGGCTTCTGCGAGAACAGGAGTTGATGCTAAAAGTAATATGGGAAGTTTAAGTCTTAACATTCCTAAGCGCATCAGTGATGATTTCAGAAATTGGAACAATTTCTTTTTCACCATCTTTATCAGTTGAAACCCTAATCAAACCATCACGTTCTAACATATCAAGAGTTTTGGCGACCATATCCTCAGCTAAATTCTCAGCAGCTTTTTTCTTGCCGAACCATTCGCCAACAAAAAAGAAGCCCATTAGAGAACCAACTGCTATTAATGTATGTGTAAATATATCCATGTTTTTATTTATACCACACAGGACAATTAATGTCAAGTGCCAATTTTATGGAGTTTGAGGATCGGGTGAAAAACTATACCAATCTCTATCACAATTAATAATCATTAAAAGAAATAAATCATTGATACCTATAGTTTCATAAATTCTTACATCATATGTTTCTTGTAACCATTTATCTTGTAACTCATATGCTTCTTTTTCTAATTCACCTTTGCAACGTATTTTCTCATATACCCCATTATGAAATTGCATATGGTGGACTAATTCATGAAAAATAACAGAACGGTCATGTGCTTCTGATTTTTTCATATCTTGATTTAAAATAATCGTTTTTCTTTCATGGTCATATAAACCTAAAGGAATATTTTGTCTTTCATAATCATCTAAATCCCAAAAATCACTGGCAGCACAAATATCTTCAAAACCAACTGGAATTGAATCCATATCACACCCATATGCAAATCTTTTGATTTCAAATGATGATAGATATTGTATGGCTGGTGGTTCTGGTATTGTGTATCCTGTAACATTATGAATCCACAACATCATGGCAAAAAGTATCTCTTTCATATAGGTATTTATATTATTTGAATGTTCCTACGGATGTTGGCCAACTAAAGTCTTTTCTTTGGCGATACCATAAACGGTAATTTTCTAGTCTACTATCCCAAGAAATAGTTCTTGACCTTGAATTGTAAATGTCAATAATATGTTGATAATATGCTGTAGCTGCACCCATTAATAGTTCTCCTTTTCCTACAAATACTTATACTAAAAAAGAGGAAATCAGACTTGCGGATTTCCTCTCTCTGGTATGCAAAGTTTGCATAATTAAAATCTGGATAGAAGTCTCGCAATAGGTTGTACAAATGGTAGTAGAGTCAATGCCATAAACAGATTGACTCCAGTGTGTGCCATTGCAATTCTTAGTGTGTCTCCCTTCGGAATACCATCAGACACAAAAAATCCGGCTAACCAAATGGTGCCGGTTGTTCCAATATTTGCACCTAGTACACAGGCTATTGCAGCTGGTAGTGGTACTGCACCAGATGCAACAAGAGCAATTATTGCAGTAGTGGATAGTGAAGATGATTGCCATAACAAAGTCATAACGATACCACCTAAAAACATCCAGTAAGGGTTATGGATGAAAAAGGATAGGTGATCCATATTACCCATTGACTTCATTCCACCCGAAAACATTTTTAGTCCGATATAAAAAACCACCAACCCAACGAGGGCGGTGATTACAGGATTTCCTAATTCCATTTTTTTCACCTTCTTTAATAGTTTATCTGTGTTTGGCATTATATACTCCAATTCACCTTTTAATTATATATTCATATTGCTAATAATACTAATAAGAATACAACAAATATTGTTACAGCCCAAAAGACTTTTGCATATTGCACATCCTTTTCTTGTTCTTTTTTTCTATTCCAAAACACCATCAATTTTTCCTCATATTAGCAAGAGGATTTTGTAATGCTTTCTTAATTTGATCATTAATAGAAGCTTTCAATTCTTTCATTTCACCCTTTATTCGTTTTTCTAAATTATCCATATCATTCCGTAATTGTTCTCTACGAGCATCAAAT